ATGGCGCTCATAAATCTGGTATACTTACCTTTACACATTGGGGCTGATTCTGGATTCGACGGGATTTGCGAAACCCAAGGTGCATGCCGAGGGGCGGTTGGCCTCGTAAAAAGCCGCAAAAAATAGTCGCAAACGACGAAAACTACGCTTTAGCAGCTTAATAACCTGCTTAGAGCCCTCTCTCCCTAGCCTCCGCTCTTAGGACGGGGATCAAGAGAGGTCAAACCCAAAAGAGATCGCGTGGAAGCCCTGCCTGGGGTTGAAGCGTTAAAACTTAATCAGGCTAGTTTGTTAGTGGCGTGTCCGTCCGCAGCTGGCAAGCGAATGTAAAGACTGACTAAGCATGTAGTACCGAGGATGTAGGAATTTCGGACGCGGGTTCAACTCCCGCCAGCTCCACCAAATCATGATCCGGATACGTCCGGTGAAGTACAGAAAGCCCGCATGGCACAAGCCCTGCGGGCTTTTTTGTGTCTGTCGTTGTCCGAGAACATCCGGCTAAATCCGGTGATTATTGGTATACGTTTAGGTATACGGTAGGATGTATACCTAAAAGCGTATACCAATTCATGAAGGAGCGGCCACAGTGGCACGGACAACACGCCCCCTTACCAACACCGAAGTTCTTCGCGCTAAAGCGTTAGAGAAGGATCTAACTCTGCATGATGGCGATGGCCTTTTCCTGATAGTGAAAACCAGCGGGAAAAAGCTCTGGCGTTTCCGTTATCAACGTCCAGCGACAAAACAGCGGACAATGATGGGGCTTGGTGCTTTCCCCGCCCTTTCACTTGCTGACGCCCGAGGGTTAAGAGCGGATTACCTTGCCTTGTTAGCCAACGGAATTGACCCACAAATTCAGGCCGAAGTTGCAGAGGAACAGCAGCAAATCGCTCTGGACAGTATTTTCTCAATGGTCGCCGCTAACTGGTTCCAGCTCAAAAGTAAAAGCGTTACCCCTGATTACGCAAAAGACATTTGGCGCTCATTGGAGAAAGATGTATTCCCTGCCATCGGTGAGATCCCCGTTCAGCAAATTAAAGCCCGAATATTAGTTGAAGCATTGGAACCAATCAAAGCTCGTGGAGCGCTTGAGACTGTACGTCGACTAGTGCAGCGTATTAACGAGATAATGATTTATGCCGTAAACACTGGTCTGATTGATGCCAATCCAGCATCAGGTATTGGAATGGCCTTTGAGAAGCCCAAAAAACAAAACATGCCGACGCTGCGGCCAGAAGAATTGCCGAAGCTGATGCGTTCTTTAGTCATGTCAAATCTGTCTGTTCCGACTCGCTGTCTCATTGAATGGCAACTCCTGACGCTCGTGCGCCCTTCTGAGGCCTCTGGTGCCCGTTGGGCAGAGATCGATCTCGATACGAAGCTCTGGACTATTCCAGCCGAACGGATGAAAGCTAAGCGGGAACACATTGTTCCTTTATCACCACAGGCATTAGAGATTCTGGATGTAATGAAGCCAATTAGCGCTCACCGAGAACATGTTTTTCCCAGCAGGAATGATCCTAAACAACCTATGAATAGCCAAACTGCTAATGCTGCTCTTAAAAGGATTGGTTATGGCGGTAAACTCGTTGCTCATGGGCTTCGTTCTATAGCTAGCACAGCGTTGAACGAGTCTGGTTTTAATTCCGATATTATAGAATCAGCTTTAGCGCATATAGATAAAAATGAAGTACGGCGGGCGTATAATCGTTCTATTTATTTAGAACAACGCAGAGAATTGATGTCATGGTGGGGTATAAAAGTAAAATCATAGGGCTTTCGCCCTATGATTTAATAATTATAAAGTTTCCAATGCGAAATTTCGATATCTCATTAGTGCATAAATATATCTAGTAGTAGATGCAGGTGTCCATGTTCTCTCAAGTTCTTTTGCTAGTGCTGCCCCCATCATTTTCTTATCATCATCGCCAAATTTATTTACATAAGCATTTAATATTTTGATAGCTGGAGATTCAGTGACTAACCTAGCTAAAGCCCTTTCAAGGCTGATGCTTTCTAATATAACTTCTATTTTATTATTTATCACCACACCATCATCTTGTCGAGAACAAAAACCTAAAGAAATTAAATCCTGCACTGCATTCCTATGTTTATTCGCCTGAATGAATGAATGGCTCATTTTTTTATTGGCGCACAGATACTCGGCAACTTCGAGTGTTTTTTCTGGCGAAGTAGCAGCTAAGAAAAGTGATCCTCTTCTATTGCGTGCCCCTCTTTTATCTAGATCAATCGCCCCAAATGCTGGGGAAAACAACTCGCCATCATATATAACCACAGATTTCCCGATAACCGCTATCAGCCCCGTAAATTGTAACCAAGCCAATAATTTTGAACTATAAGACTTAGGATAACCACCGTCTTTATTCTTATAAGTATGGGCTATTATAGATTCATACTTATCGATAGGAACTCTTCTTAAATCGGCATCAACAATATTCTCTGCCAATTCTAACAAAACACTATGACTCTTAAAATGCTCACGAAGAAACTCAGGGACATTTGTGATAGTCTGTTTACAAACTATATTCCCATTTAAATCTCTGTCTATGAGAACAAAATACTGCAAATCCATTAAAACATTTATTAATGTTCCCCGACTATATTTTAGTTTAGTTTGCAGTTCATCCAAGCTAATGGTTTTGAACGAGTTTACAACATCAAGAATTAACAAAACCATTTTCGGAGATGTTGATGGCATATATGACCATGGTATAACTGGAAGGTCATTTCCTTTCAAGTAATCTCGAAAAACGTCCCAATACACTGATAATTTTTCACCTGTTTTAATTACCATCCTATCTGAAATTAGCTCTAAAACAGTATCACTCCCAAACTCTTTAGTAACTTCATATTGACTAATCGGAGAGTTCTTTGCCACAAATTTTAAACATGAATTTTGTTTTTCAGGCCTATCTAAATCCTCATGAAATAAATTTGAGATCTGTAGTTGACTAACCAACATTTGATCCTGTGAGATACCTCCTTTTAGTTTTTTGAATACATGAATACAAAGCTTTTTCAATAACCATGGATAACCTTGAGCTTGCTGAATAAGACGCGTGCGTAAAGGTTTATTTAATTTAAACCCTGTATTTAGCTCGAAACTATTAATTAATTTAGATGAATCTTTTAGATCAAAAGGCTCAAGTTTCTTTTCAACCCTATAATCTTTTAGCCGATTCCACATTGAGTACGCTGGATTTTCATCCCCTAAAGTAATACCAGTTCTCCATGAGAACCCTACAACTAAATTGCTTTGTAGTGCCGAGACATCGAGTGCGAATCGTTCAAATTCTTTAAATAGCCCGAATAGTTCCTCTTTCATAAAGACTTCTTCGAACTGATCAAAGAAAATAGTCAATACCTTATCATGTTCGGAAAGGTATTTTAAACATTCCTGAACACTCTCAGATCCTATGATATCCGTAACACTCTCAATCAGGAATGGTTTTTCATATTCGATAAAACCTTCTTTGATCGCACTGCTGAAAGCTTTAACGACAGCTTCTGCCACAAAACGTCCGCCTCTAGCAGAACGGACATCGACTGGTGTAAGGAAGAATTTATTCTTCCATTTTTGATTTTTAAATCTTGAGGATAGCCTTGCTATTAAAGATGACTTTCCATTTCCTGAACCGCCTATAAGTGATAGGACTCTACTTTGAGAGCTATTTCCTCTAACATTCTCAAGATAATCCCAAACTTCTTTCTGTATATATTCGCGACCAACAAAGTCTTTCGGCTGACATGGCTTATAATCCATAAAATCGTCAGCAAGAATTATTTCACTGACAATTTCCCTTTCGTAATTTTCAGATAATTTTGAAGACGAAACAGTTTGTTCCGGTTCAGATAATATATAAAAATCAGTTACTTCCAACCCTTCAAAAAGCCCTTGCTCCTTTATAATATCACTTATGCGACTGACACTTGGAATTTTACTATTTTTATTTATAGCGAACGGCACCACTCTTATAGGGCTACCATTTTCAACTTCTTGCAAAAGCCAAGTCATTTCTATTTCAGGATGAACTAAAAGTGTTGCACTAGTATATTTTGCCGGAATGTCATCTGTTGGAATATCCTCAACCTTACCTGTTGCAAGTATAGATATAAGAATCTCTTTTTTATCAAAAAAAGAATAATCTATACGCTCATCAAGTCTATAATCCTCAAGCGTTGACTGAGCATCTTTACCCAAATCAGAAATTGAAAAAAGTGCAATTTTTTTAACTCTCAACCTAAATGCTTGAGAAAATGCCAAATCAACCACAGATGAATCAACTTTTTGCTGCATGAATTTACATTCTACATACAGCTTTTCATTTGATGGTGTATGAGTAGCCTGAATATCAATTTCCATGCCAGATTTTCTGACTTCCATACCATCAATTCTATACGATTGCCGGCGGAGTATATCAGCGCAAAAATTCTCGAAAAACTTCCCTCTCGAGGTATTGGAATAATTACTAGGTACACAAACTATCAAATCTTTATTCAGTGGTAACGGCCTGGCCATTTATACACTCCTTATCTCATATCCTTTTGACAAGTAAGATATCAACCTCGAGTTTCAGAAACCAGTATCTTGCGCATATTTACGACATCAAAACTTTTGGTTATGCACCCACAGCGCGCAGTGCTTTCCCCGCCTCGCCCGCCCGCTTTGCGGGGCGGTTTTAATGCAGTTGCACTGACACGCTCAGACCGCGCCGGGAATGGTGCGGTCTGCAGAAAATGAGGCAGGAAAACGCATGCAAAGCCATGCACCTTATCGATGCATGGCTTTTTTCAGTAAAAACGGGAGGATTTTCGGGGAATTTTACACAGACTGACGTGATGCCAGTTGCGCACTTTTACGCGAAAAAATCATGTTCTGCGCAGGGGTGAATTTTTCACGGCTGTCATCCACCGAAGCCGCGTCAGGCCTGAATCCGATGGTCGTTAAAATGTCACTATCCTGTGCGGAATAATTAATTTTTTCCCCCTTCGCAAGCCAGGACAGAAGGGCTTCACGCAGGGCATCTGTGGCACGCTGTATGGCACAGTTTCGGGCAATGGCCGTCAGCTCACTGTAGCCCATCAGCTCCGGTGCCAGTGCCGCCGCCAGTGCTGTGCCGTGCTGCTGCATAAAATCATTCAGCCGGTCGCGGATGCTGATGTGCTGAACGGCTTCATGCGAACGAATATAACGACCGGCGGCCTGATTCACCTGCCATTTTCTGACTTCGATAATATTGCGTAATTCGTCCAGGCGACTGACGTTTCTGCCTTCTCCTGACTGAATCCGCAGATATTCCTGTTCGGCCGCAGCCAGCTCATTTTTGCGTTGCAGCCATGCTGCTTTGTTATTCTGACAGGTGTCAAAGGCCTGCTGTAAGGCTGTGCTTTCCATCGTTATCTCTTTCTCATCATGCTGAAGAATAAAAATACGGTGTGCGGCGACGGCCGGTGTTAACCGGCAGCCCTCATTCCAGACGCAGCGAATATGATTGTGTTTTTAACCGTACTGGCGGCAGTTCCTGTTTTTCATGCAGGCTTTCTGCAAGCTCGTCCGGCGTGACCGGGCGGACAATGAAGCGGTTGATGGTCTGAAGCGTTTTAAACACCAGACCACAGCCCGGATCCGTGCACACATAAAAACGCTCGGTGACTTCCTGAGACAGACGCCGCGATGTTCTTGACAGCGCAAGGCCTTTACATCTCCGACAACAATATCCGGTAACAAGCATTCTTTTCGGGCGCTTCATGCTGCCGGAGGCTGACGTCAGTGAATCGCGGTATCTCTGTTTGCCTGAAATGTATTCCATTCCTGAATCTTTACAGTCAGAGAAAAAGCTTTCACTCGCTTCAAATGTCGCAGAGCAATAAATATTCCGGCACTGTGCAATCATTATCTTGGTGCCATCGTCCATGAAATGTGCGCGACGGGTGTGAGCAACATGTCCACACGACGGGCAGTAAATCATGACAGCAGTCCTCTGGCCTTAAGCTTTGCTCCCTGCTGGTCTATTTTGTCCTGCCACACCTTGCGCTGTGCCGGTGTGCCTGCCACCTCATAATCCATGTGCGGGAGTGTTGCCGCTGACAGTCCGGTCAGCCGGAGAACCGGCTCGCCGGTGAGGCTGATTTGCATCTGTTTTATTTTCTGTTCCAGCGATGATTTCACCTGCTGCATGACAGCCTTTTCCGGTGCGACGTAGCCCTGATGGCCGGTGGTGTTGGCGAGCGGATTTTCCTGTACCAGGATGCTCAGATGCATTGCCCGGACAAGCGCCTCACAGGTTTCATTCAGGGCGTGTTCCAGCTCATGCTCTGCATACAGACTCAGCAGGTGATGATGTGCCTTCCGGTAGGCGGTGGCCGTGCTGTCACACGCCCCTTTCAGGCGTTCGCGTTCAAAATTCAGCACCACGGCCAGATTGTCATATTCCTGTACCAGCTCCCGGCGTGCCACGCGCTCAATGTGGCGCTGTTTCAGCTCGTCGCTCAGGACACCACCGGCTGCACGAAAGGCCGTGCGCCAGTCGTCAGCGTCGTTTCCGTCGGCCTGCGCCAGCGCATTTTTTTCCTGCTCTGCCCGTTCAATGGCCGTGACGGTCTCATCCATCAGGCGGGCGTTCTCAAGATGGGCGGCTCTGGCCTTTTCCAGTTGTGCCAGTGCGGGTTTCAGATATTCAGGGATAGTGTGGTCAGACATTTTCCGGCTCCTCGTCACTTCAGGTTAAGAAAATTGTGACGTACACCGGACAGCAACACGACGCATTGCAGATGTGCCAGCCCTGACACAGGAGACTCATCCTCACACCGGCAAGCCAGGAAAAGGTCGCAGGAAAAACCGGCTTACTGTTTGTTTTTTTATATTTTACTGTTCACCTCTGTTCACCTTAATAAAAAAGATAAGTAATACAGTAAGTTAAAGGATGAACAATCGCAGTAATGACTGTTCACCGTCTGTTCACCACTGTTCACCCGCTCATGGACTTTTTGTGCTGTTTACTACTGTTTGTTTTTATTAATTCGCCGGGAATGAATAAGAAGAAACGATTTGTATTTCACTATAAAAATTACAAATTGCTTTAAGTGGCTTTAAATGACTTTAAGTGGAAATGAACAAAAAACACACAACCATTGTAAGGCTGCCGGAACAAATCCCCCCTGTTGCGTCTGCTGAAAATATTCACAAAATAAAGCGCTACCCGAAGCCGGACGGACTTATCCGGTGCTGTATGGACATTAACGAGGTAGCCCGATGCAAGCTGTTTTTTCTTCCCCGTCTCCCGCCCCTGTGACGCCACTGATGCCGCTGCCGGACATCACACAGGAGCGTTTTTTACGTCTTCCGGAAGTGATGCACCTGTGCGGCCTGTCACGCTCGACCATCTATGAACTCATCCGTAAGGGGGAATTTCCGCCGCAGGTGAGTCTTGGCGGTAAAAATGTGGCCTGGCTGCACTCTGAAGTCACCGCATGGATGGCCGGCCGCATTGCCGGACGCAAACGGGGGTACGACGCATGATGATGCCTGTTCTGCAAAAAGTCCCTTTTTCTGGCTTGCCTTTTTCCGGCATTTGCGGATATAGTTTTTCCGCTGCCGCAAAATCGGCAGCCGGGCGTGAGAACCCGTGTAACTCGAAGGCGACATATGACGCGCCATGCGTCTTTTTTTGTGTCGCAATCAACGCCACAGAGCGCCAGATTATGGTGTGGCGTGTGGTTTGCCGTGCAGGTATGATCCTGTTCGCAATCGCATGTTATGCCACTGAGTCAATGGTAGCTCAGGCGGGGCAGCCTCCGGGCTGGCCGGTATTCTTCGAGGCCGGTATTCTCACCCCCGTCTGGGCTATCGCCATCGAGCGTGAGAACTCCGGCGATAGCAGTTATTTGCTACTCGAAGGAGGCTGCCTTATGGCTACAACCCTTACCCCCTCACACCCTGAATTTGTCTTTGTGTTTGCGGCTGTCCGTCGCGCAGACCGTCATCCCCGTATCTGCATGCTTCGCACCGTCGCCGGTGATGAACGCAGCGCCCGCCGTTCCCTTGTCCGTGACTATGTGCTCTCCCTTGCTGCCCGTCTGCCGGTGGTGGAGGTGTCCCGTGCGTAATAAAAAAGCCCCTCAGACCGTCTCAGCACGTCATGACGCCCGTGAACACCTCAGCATTGAGGCTTACCATAAGCTCAACCGCGCCAGCGCCGTATCCCAGTTTGTTGGGGGTGATTTGATTCACCGTGAACTCTCCGGCCTGCATCAGCTCTACATTCCGCATATTTTCAGCTACCTGAATGAAGATATTGATTTTGTGCTGAATGAGCTGAAAGCCAAAGGCCTGTGCCGCGATTTTCTCGCCCAGCAGAAAGACCGGGGAGACAGGACGCATGTTTGATTTTCCCCAGCCCGGTGAGATTTACCGTTCTGCCGGTTTTCCCGATGTGGCCGTGGTCGGCATTCTGGAAGACGGTATTCCGTGGGAAATGCCGTACCGCTGCCCGGACATTGTCTGGAACCCGTACCGCCGTAAATTCAGTATCCTTGTGCGTATCCTCGATGACGGGCGCACCACAGACATCCCGCTGGGGCGTTTTCTGCGGGAATTTACCTGTGACCGTCCTGACCTGTTTAAACGCAGCCCCGTAAACCGGCATGCGGTACTGAAAGAAATGGCCGGAGACCCGGAATTACAGAAATGGCGGGAGAAATATCTGGATATTTACCCGCAGGACACTGTTCCGGCCAGCCGGGCGGCACCGGTGGCGCGGGAATGGCGGGAAATTCCCCGCACGGAGCCTGACCCGGAAATCACCCCGGATAACAGTTACCGCAATTATCTGTAATTAAAAAACGATACCCGAAAAATTAAATGTGCGTATTCGCGCAGGGATACGCACGTCTTCAGGAGACGCAGATATGCCTTATCAGTTAATGCAACCGGCACGGAATGCAGTCATCTGTCACAGGGAGGAAAACAAATGAAAACACCCTTACCGCCCGTCTTACGCGCTGCCCTTTACCGTCGCGCTGTCGCCTGTGCCTGGCTGACCGTGTGCGAACGTCAGCACCGCTACCCGCATCTCACCCTTGAGTCACTGGAGGCGGCCATCGCCGCTGAGCTGGAAGGCTTTTATCTGCGCCAGCACGGTGAGGAAAAAGGGCGTCAGATAGCCTGTGCCCTGCTGGAAGATTTAATGGAATCCGGCCCCCTGAAGGCCGCGCCGTCGCTGTCCTTTCTCGGGCTGGTTGTGATGGATGAACTCTGTGCCCGTCACATAAAAGCGCCGGTACTGCACTGAAGGAGAACAACACCATGAAAATGAACGTAACCGCCACCGTCAGCCATGCGCTCGGCCACTGGCCGCGTATTCTCCCGGCGCTGGGGATTCAGGTGCTGAAGAACCGTCATCAGCCCTGTCCGGTCTGTGGCGGGAGTGACCGCTTCCGTTTTGATGACAGGGAGGGGCGTGGCACCTGGTACTGCAATCAGTGTGGTGCCGGTGACGGCCTGAAACTGGTTGAAAAGGTGTTTGGTGTTTCCCCGTCCGACGCGGCCGCAAAGGTGGCTGCCGTGACCGGCTGCCTGCCCCCGGCTGACCCGGCAGTGACGGCCGCCGCCGGTGCTGAAACAGAAGCCGCCCGGAAGAACGCCGCCGCACTGGCACAAACCCTGATGGCAAAAACCCGTCCCGGAACCGGTAACGCCTACCTGACCCGCAAGGGCTTTCCCGGCCGGGAATGCCGGATGCTGACCGGCACACACAGAGCCGGTGGCGTGAGCTGGCGCGCCGGTGACCTTGTGGTGCCACTGTATGACGACAGCGGCGAACTGGTTAACCTTCAGTTAATCAGTGCTGACGGCCGTAAGCGCACCCTGAAAGGCGGACAGGTCAGGGGCACCTGTCACACCCTTGAAGGACAGAATCAGGCAGGAAAACGTCTGTGGATAGCGGAGGGATACGCGACCGCACTTACCGTGCATCACCTGACCGGTGAAACGGTGATGGTGGCGCTTTCTTCCGTGAACCTCCTTTCTCTGGCCAGCCTTGCCCGACAGAAGTATCCGGCCTGTCAGATTGTCCTTGCCGCAGACCGTGACCTCAGCGGTGACGGCCAGACAAAAGCCGCCGCAGCCGCAGATGCGTGTGAGGGCGTTGTTGCCCTGCCGCCGGTCTTCGGTGACTGGAATGATGCCTTCACGCAGTACGGCGGGGAGGCCACCCGTAAGGCCATTTACGATGCCATCCGGCCACCGGCTGAAAGCCCGTTCGACACCATGAGCGAAGCGGAGTTTTCCGCCATGAGTACCAGCGAAAAGGCCATGCGTATCTATGAGCATTACGGCGAGGCGCTCGCGGTTGATGCCAACGGCCAGCTTCTGTCCCGCTATGAAAATGGTGTCTGGAAGGTGCTGCCACCACAGGACTTTGCCCGGGATGTGGCCGGGCTGTTTCAGCGTCTGCGCGCGCCGTTCTCCTCCGGGAAGGTGGCCTCCGTGGTGGACACCCTGAAGCTGATTATTCCGCAGCAGGAAGCCCCCTCCCGCCGCCTGATTGGCTTTCGTAACGGCGTGCTCGACACGCAGAACGGCACGTTCCACCCGCACAGTCCGTCACACTGGATGCGCACCCTGTGCGATGTGGATTTCACCCCGCCGGTGGACGGTGAAACACTGGAGACCCACGCCCCCGCGTTCTGGCGCTGGCTTGACCGTGCCGCCGGTGGCCGTGCGGAAAAACGCGACGTGATTCTGGCCGCACTGTTTATGGTGCTGGCAAACCGCTACGACTGGCAGCTCTTTCTGGAGGTGACCGGTCCCGGCGGCAGCGGCAAAAGTATCATGGCCGAAATAGCCACCCTGCTGGCTGGTGAGGATAACGCCACGTCGGCCACCATCGAGACGCTGGAATCCCCGCGTGAACGTGCCGCGTTAACTGGCTTCTCACTGATACGCCTGCCGGACCAGGAAAAATGGAGCGGCGACGGAGCCGGACTCAAGGCCATCACCGGCGGCGATGCGGTGTCCGTTGACCCGAAATACCGGGATGCGTACTCCACGCACATCCCGGCGGTAATTCTGGCCGTGAACAATAACCCGATGCGCTTCACCGACCGCAGCGGCGGCGTGTCACGCCGGCGGGTGATTATTCACTTCCCGGAACAGATAGCCCCGCAGGAGCGCGACCCGCAGCTTAAGGACAAAATCACCCGCGAGCTGGCGGTCATCGTGCGTCACCTGATGCAGAAGTTCAGCGACCCGATGCTCGCCCGGTCACTGCTTCAGTCCCAGCAGAACTCAGACGAGGCACTGAACATCAAACGGGATGCCGACCCGACGTTTGATTTTATCGGCTATCTGGAAACCCTGCCGCAGACCAGCGGCATGTATATGGGGAACGCCAGTATCATCCCGCGTAATTACCGTAAATACCTCTATCACGCCTATCTGGCCTACATGGAGGCAAACGGCTACCGGAATGTACTCAGTCTGAAAATGTTCGGGCTGGGGCTGCCGGTGATGCTGAAGGAATACGGACTGAATTACGAGAAGCGCCATACCAAACAGGGGATACAGACCAACCTGACGCTGAAAGAGGAAAGCTACGGCGACTGGCTGCCAAAATGTGACGACCCTGCAACAACCTGACCATCATGACTCATCTGACCGGCATCTGCCGGTCTTTTTTCATCCCTGAATCCCCCGAAGGTGAACAATCCAGTGTTCACCCTTCACCGTATGTTCACCCGTTATCACACTGAAATCAAAAGAGAAAAACGAAAGGTGAACAGTGTGAACAATCAAATCAAAAAAAACTTTTTTTCTTCCTGTGTGATTTTCAGTGCGGAGGATTAATCGCCGGTATGAGTCACACCGGCAGAATGCCGGAGGTGAAGAATCGAATGTTCACCCTTCACCCATTATTCACCACCTATCCAACTGAAATAAAAGGAAAAAACAGAAAGGTGAACAGTGTGAACAGTTCTTCCGAAAAAAAATTTTTTTCCTGTACGATATAGCATCAATCCAAGTAAAAATGCGCTTTCATTTCACATTAACTTACAGCCATTGGTATACGATTAGGTATACGCACAAAAACTGAATTAAACAAAATCATTAAAAATCAAAGCAATACAATATTTATTCAAACTCCGCCAGCCAATCATGATTGGACGGTATAAGGACAACACCAATAAAAACAGGAAGTTAGCAGTCTCAGCAGGACACCGACCAGACGGTGAAGAGACATAAAAGGATACGCAAAGGAGCCGCGGCTCCTGGTGACATGAAAGCCCACAGATGTGGGCTTTTTCGTTGATGGTCAGAACGACCAGTTCACACCAGCTACCCCGTTCCACGGGGATTCCACACCGGCACCATGGCTATACCCCACCCCAAGATGCCCGCTTAACGTACTGCTGAATGAGGCTTTAATACCTGCCTGGTATATTCCACGTCTGCCCGACAAATCATTGACGAAATTACCGTCACTATTCACTTTCACCCGGTTATCATCGACAAATTCTTTGCGCACAGCCGCCTTCAGCCACGGCTCAACTTCCATACCGTTCCCCAGACGCATGTTGTAACTCAGCGTTGCACCCAGTTCACGATATAAACTGCGGGTATCGACTGATTTCGATTCCATGCCATTGGATAAATGATATTCAGGGTTATCAGCGGTGAACCCCCGTTAACGATGCATACGGCGTCAGGTTCCAGTTACCATCGGTAAATCGCATCCCGGTTTCAATGTGACCGCCCAGCCCGTAGCTGCGATAACTGCCGTTGGCGGCTCCACCGCTGCCAACCGTGGAGTCGCGAGCTTCGGTACCTGCTAATACCAATAAATTACCGCCATTTTCCAGCAACATATTGGTCGCTAAATTGCCGGAAATGGAAAAAGTGCCGTACTGGTGAGTACCGCTGATTTCAATACCGTTAGCCGTGCTCGTCTGGAGAGCGGCACCGCTGTTCTGGACGATATCTGTCGCTTTGCCATTATCGTTAACTGTCAGCGTACCGCCTTCATTGATCTTTGTTTTTATTGCCTCTCCGTTAGCTGAAACTGTTTGTATTCCGCCGTCGTTAATCGTTGTCTCATTCGCCACCCCCTCGACGATTTGTTCGCCGCCGGTGAGCGTCGTGCCTGTCGCAGTGGCTTTTGTTTTGACGATCTCCCGTCCGCCCGTATTGACCTGTGTTTTGTCAGAAGAGGTGTCTGACTCCACGGTTAACACGCCGCCATTTGCCAGCAGGATATTGTTCGCCGCACCCTGCTCGATGCTGAACGCGACGCCATCCGCGCGTGTTCCTGTGACCCGCGTCGCCCTGGTGGTTGCAACCAAAGCGCCCTGGCTACTCTGCTGTATCCCCGTTGCGCTGCCTTTCTCCCGCACATCGAGTGTGCCGCCGTCATTAAGCACCGAGTTTTCAGCCAGACCGCCCTCATTAACTACCTGTGAACACCCATTAATAATGGAACCTTCCGCTATCCCGTTTGCCATAATTTGTTGTAGGCCAGAGACGATATCGGTATTGATCGCCTTACCATAATTCTGAACGGTTTGTGTGCCGCCATTGATGTGCGTTTTGTCAGTTGACCCACCATCAACAATTTGTTCACCACTTTCAATATTTGCCTCAGTGGCTAAACCATATACCGTTTGCTTGCCACCTTTGATATTTGCTTTATCAGAAGTGGCACTGGCATATATTGTTTGGGTGCCAGCACTATTAAGTACAGTGCCAACATCTTTTCCATAAACATCCATTTTGCCGTTGGCATTAATAATCGTATCAACTGCCCGGGAACCAGTGACGACTGTTAATGAGCCAGCGTTTTCCAGCACTACATTTTTAGCTTCTGAATTCCTGATGTAGAAAGCATCACCATAACTGTTGGTTCCTTCGATAAGGGTTCCGGAAGTTGTGGAAGCAATTAATGCGCCGCCGGATTGTTGCTCAACATGCTTAGCCTCACCACCGTCCTGAACCTCCAGAACGCCACCATTATTAAGTCTGGTGGTATCTGTTTTAGCCTCCTTCTGGACAATCAGCTTACCGCCAGCATCAACGGTAGTATTTTTCGCCGAGGTTTTAGCCACTACCGTCAGTTCGCCGGTATTTTCCAGCACAACATAATTAGCCTCCCCTCCGGTAATAGTGAAGTGAGAGAGCTTGTTGTATCCTTCAATATCAGTCCCTGCGCCCGTGTTGGCAACTAAAGCACTGCCCGTCTCCTGGTTAACCCCATGTGCAATACCGCCGGTATAGACAATCAGCGAGCCTCCGGCGCTAATATTGCTGCCAATTGCCGTACCATCTTTCTCAACAACTTGCTGGCTCCCGGAGGATATAATTGTTGTGTCAGCTTTCCCACCGCTTTTGATATTTTGCGTTCCGCTGTTGATATTGGTGCCTGTGGCTATGCCATAATTATTAAGATTCTGTGTGCCACCATTAATTATGGTATTTGTCGCGTTTCCTGCAACATCCATAACCCCGCCATTATCTATTCGGGTCGCATCAGCTTTAGCATTCGTTAAAACTGACATTGTTCCTTTATCTTTAATAATCGTCTTGTTTGCGGAATGAGATACTTCTAAATGGCCTCCATTTTCCAGCAACACATTGTCTTCCACTTTATTGTGGATGGAGAATGCACCTTCACTATTCGTACCGCTCACCGTCGTACCGTTAGTGTTTGTTTTTAAAATTGCACCATCGTGCTGGGTAACATTTGTTGCCGTACCACCACTAACATCAAGCACGCCACCGGAATAAACTTCAATAACATCCGAGGTGCTGGTGTTATCAACAATTTGCGTGCCACCAGAATAGATCTGCGTAATTTTTGCCGTTGACTTACTATTCAGAGACTGAGTTCCGCCTTCAATCGTCGTGTCCAGCGCACGGCTCTCATATACTCTTTGCTCACCGCCATTTTTAATGGTTGTTGTTTCTACTGTGCTCTGTTCAACATACTGTCGACCACCATTTATGGTTGTGTTCGTTGCCAGACTTCCTTGTACTACGTCCTGAGAGCCAGACTTATTTATCGTTGTACCATCAGCATGCCCTTGAACTTTTACTATCTGGCTACCACCATCAATGAGTATTCCATTCGCACTCCCTCCCTCTACGCGTGAAGCACCGCCCTTAATTGTCGTTCCATTGCTGATACCCCCTTTATAAACGTCCTGATTGCCACTCTCGATTGTCGTACCTGTGGAAATACCCCCGTCATGAATTGACTGTCTGCCACCGTTAATGGTTGTATTATTAGCCTGCCCCACAAAATTGTTATGACTTCCTATATCTTGATATCCACCAGATTCAATAAGACTTCCATTAGATACCCCGCCATGAACATTCTGCTGGCCATGGTTGATAATATGAGTGTTATTTGTTGTACCTCGTTCATCCACTTTTTGGTTGCCATCTACAGTCTCATCGTTTACCACACCAATAACATCAGGAGTGAAGGCCGCCATACCGGGCGGGGCATATATCAAGGCAGATATCAATAAGGAAAGTACTGAGCGGCGACAATAATGGGGACTGGTCCTGTTCATAAATTTCATCCTCTGAAAAGTGAATACTGAGTAGCGTTTAAGCGACCTTAGCTCTGCTGCAACATCAGCCCACAGGCACCAGACCAGGGGATTCATCCTGAAGAGACAGCGCAAGTGTATTGTGTTCACCGCTCATCAAAGACATCATGATGAAATGATGATATTCCACATAAGAAAGAAGCATTTTTTAAACGCAGTGCGCTGAAGTATGGTTGGATAAAAAAGTCAATCTATTCAGGGAATACGGGGGTATTCTTTTCTTTCGACAATCAGGTCGTCGGCAAAATAAAATGATTTACATAATCGTTTCTGATGAATATCTTCTGCTCACATAAAAATCACACAATAACTTTGAGATCGCAGATTCTTTTACTTTTACAGCATTCGTCCCCCCATTGTTGGGCAAATATAGATTGGGCCAGAGCACGAAAGTTAATACCACGTTTGCACAGCTCCTCCAACAGCACGACAAGATGCCACATACTGCGCCCCAGTCGGTTCGGTTTACAGACTACCCGTGCGTCCACCGCCGATAATGTCCTGAGCAGTTTTTTCAGTCCGGACCTCCTGCCACGGTTTTACGTTGAAGAGGTAACCCTGAGCACGCAGTTCATCAGTCAGGCGTGGTGTACCGTAACCCTATTATTGATGGGTAAGATCAAAAAAACTTTCAGGCAGCTAAGGAAAGTTGAACCAGACATTAGAATAAATATTTCAACCAATTACAGCACCAATTCAGACACCGCCAGCTCAACAAATAAATCAAGGGGTTACGTGAAAGCGTAGCCCCTTTTTCTTTGGTAGTGGCAGCAAAATGGTTGTAGTGTAAAAAATAATCCCGTTTAATCAATCAATAATACATATTGTTTCAATCTACGTTATTATCTCTTTGTAAAAATAGCCATTTATTAATCATTGAAAACTGCTTTTAGAACTTGATACAACGGGACTAGTCACAACAGGACTATTCTCAACGGGATCATCCTCAGAGGAACTATCATCAAAGTCATCATCCATAAATAAAATATCATCGAATGGTGCCACGCCCGTGATGAGTTTTATTTTATTATTACGATCAGTCAAGACTCCACTTAAACCGTTTTCGCTCACAGGTTTTAATGATTTTTCATTACTCTTGTTGTAAGCAGGCGCATTAAAAATACACGGAGTATCAAGATCAAACAATGACGTTCCCCAGTTCACATATTGAATATCATAGTTACTGAAGTTCTGTCCAGAAAAGAAGCATCCCTTAAAATCCAATCCACCTAAATTATATAAACCATCCTCTTCTTTTTGGAGAGTAATGTTAATTTTGGCTATCTCCCGGACATCATCGCCATTTTTATATTTGAATACCGTTTCAAGATTTTCCCCACACAGTTTGACTTCTGGAAATAATTTGAAATCAAAGCCTATATTATTATGTATCAACGTAGATGAACAAAAGATGGAGAAAGCTTGCAGTGCTGAATTATAGCTTTCGATTTTATCCTGAGGCTGCGCTCTTGGTAAAAACTCATAGCAACATTCATAAAAATTAAGTAGAAACTCTGAAGACCTTCCATTTTTATCAAATAATATCCCCTTGAACTCATTCACAAACGCATCTTTTTTTTCTTGAATATCTATGGGGTGTTCCTTTGACTCTGACAAAGATGAAATCTCATCTATTTTGTTTTCATATGAATTACGTGATTCCATACAGACATTTGGCGGCGTTTCTAAAATAACACTACGCGTACTACTTGGCTTAAGTAAACCAACATGAAAATCACTTTTTCTTATATTATCGAAAAGGTTCTGTTCATTTCTTTTAGCGCATTCAAAAAACTGATCGGCATTATTTTTATTCGATAATTTTTTAGTTTCAGAAAACACATTTTCATTGTTTTCCAGCTTTAGTTTAATGAGAAGATTTTCCCAGACCTGCTTGCTTAAACATATTACGTCAGGCTCACCAGAACTAACTAACTCGTGATTATTATTAAAGTGTACGTTGAATACCTTTAAGTTATTTTCACCAACTTCATATTTAATACGTTTTAATTGTTCTCCAGCTCCCATAATGACAAAGGCGTTGCCTTCTTGATATATACATTCAGACATCATTTTTTGTAAAGTTTCAAGAGCACCGCGATACGTCTCTGATGCAGCTTCCTTACAAATTAATTTTAAAATACTATGAGCTAGTAGCTCCATGTGTTTAGAAGATTTATTTTCATTATAACTTCCACTACCCAAAACTGCGCTAGCGTTAAATCCGTTGCTTTTACTAACTAACAT